TGCTAGTAGTAATTGAAACTGTATTAGGATATCTTAAAATCACTACTCCAGATCCACCATTGCCGCCGCCACTATTTCCGACTCCATCATACGAAGTGCCACCACCACCGCCAGCGCCTTTGTTAGTTGTACCTGCATTACCGTTGTCTGTTTCATCTAGTCCGCCTTGCCCTCCACCGCCAGAGCCTCCACTACCCTGACCGCCACCGCCTCCATATCTTGTAATTGAATAACCTGCACCACCACCGCCGCCACGTGTAACTGCAGATCCTGTTATAGATGAAGATAATCCATTACCACCATTAGCACTTGATAAAGTTGTATGACCAACTCCACCACCGCCACCAGCCTGAGCATCGTTTGGAACATTAGAACCGTTCCCGCCTTGATTAGCAGTACCACTACCGCCAGCACCGTTTTGATATTCGCCACCGCCGCCGCCACATCCGCCAGAGCCTCCATTTGCAGCGTTATAGCCGCCCCCACCGCCGCCACCTGTTGAAGTTACTGTAGCGAATGTAGAATTACCTCCAGCACCTCCTCTAACGGCTGTATTAAATGATCCACCTCCGCCGCCACCTATAGTAACGGTATAAGTAGTATTCTTATCTAAAGTTAATGGAGTTTCTGTAGATGAATTTCTTCCAGACGTTTCAGTAGAAAAAGAATTACGATAGCCACCAGCACCACCTCCGCCGCCTCCATCAAAACCACCGCCAGCACCTCCTGCAAGTACTAAATAACTAACTTCTACAGTAGTGTCTCCAGCTTGTAGTCCGAATCTTGCTGCACCTAAAGGCACTTTAACCTCCTAACTAAAATCTTGTAATACGTTTAATAATGGAGTTCCAGCATCTACAAAAAGAAAAGTAATCAAATCAATTGCACCAGATCCCGTAGATACTGTATATCCTGATCCTCCAGCTGTTTTTGCAGTAACATCTGATCCAGAGTTTACCGTAACTGCATTAATAGCAACTGTTCTCGCAGTACTATCTTGTGTAATTTGTAGAGTAAAAGTAGAGACGCCATTTGTTGGCACATTTGTAAAGTCTATGTCTGTAATATTTTCTGATAATGTTATCGTTCCTGTATTTCCTGAATTAAGATCTATTGATAAAACTCCTGAGGAACTCGTAAGAGATTGATCAACTTCTGCATAATCTTGTATCGATATTCCAGATACAGTCGAATCTAAATTAATTGTTACAGTTCCAGAAGTGCCACCTCCGTTTAAATTTGTGCCGGCAGTTACTCCCTCGATATCTCCTGTCTCTGCTGATATCCAGCTGCTCCCATTCCACGCTTTTATGACGTTTGCTGTTGTGTCGTAAAATATAGTCCCAGCAACTTTATTAGTAAGAGCAGTATTAGCAGCAGCTTCACTACTAAATATAAAAACTAAACTATCCTGAATGTCTTGAAATCTGGACTCAGTAACGAGATCTCCTGTAGTCCAATCAAACCAGCTGCCTGCAGCCATTAATAAACTCCTTTTTTTCCTAAGTATAACTCAGATTTGTGTCGATTCCTAATCTATTTACTCCCAAGATCCAAGCTCCCGTCTCAGCTGGAGATAGCCCTATAGTCCATGTCCAGACTCCATTAGATGCATCTACTTTATGTCTTATTTTTTCTATAAACAAATCATAAGACTCTACATCATTACTAGGAGTTGTTACTTTAGCCTCTACGAATGATCCTATATCTAATCCTAGAGCTTTCGTCCATAAGTTAACATCTTGACGAGGACGGAAGATTAATTGTGTAATTTGTGTTTGAGGTATGTCGTTAGATACTACGATTTGACCTGCTATTGAGGAGGTGTCTGAGTCATTAACGTTTAAAGTACCTGATTTCGTGAGAGAATGAGTTCCAAAACGTTCTACAGACTCATTAGAAATAGCAGTTTGAGTAGTTCCTCCTGATCTTGTGATCTGTACAGTATTTATGATCTTATCATCGTCAAAAGTAGTTACTATATCAGAATAAGGAAGTTCTCCTACTCCCTGACCGAATGTTGCATCTGGAGTCGTTGTATTCGTTAAACGATAATTTCGATCCCTAAATGTTGCATCTCCATCTGCTGCTATAAAAAAAGTACCGTTTTCTGCCTCTTCGTTTTTACGAATAGCTTGTAATAAATTATCTGATTCTGATTGTACTTGTACCTCTAATTGACCTGTAGAGATATCCTGATTTGTATAATTAAAAGAATCTAATATATTTTTTACTCTTACGGATGATAATTCTTGTTGTTGTGTAAGTGATAATCTTGTAGCGATTCCCAATTTGCTAACTCCTAGATTCCATCCTACATTATTTAAATTAGCATTAAATAGTAATTTAAAGAGATCAACACATCTTAATTTAGTTGTAGAGTCTGATCCCTGTCCTGCATAATTTACAGGAAAACTCTCAACAAATCCATGAAATATAATGTATGTCGTAGAATCGTAAACAGCTTTAATTCTTATTCTCTTTAATGGTTGTATCTTAGATCTGTTGTTTGTTGAATCGTAATAATGTGTAGTTTGATTAGGAGAAAATCTATTATCTCTATTGTCTAAAACTACAGATGCCGTCCCTGTTTGAAAAGTGTCTAAGTTGGAATTTCTTCCTCTTACTATTTCAAAAGATCTTAGATAATCAGAGACATCAGTAAACGTCTGAGTAGAATCTAGAGGATTAGAATCAAACGCTATCTCTGTAATTAGATCTACATTAGTATCGAATGGGACTGACATCAGATTATAAAAGTTTTACCCTGTTGTTGAATACGTGTATTGACTGCTTGAAATAAATCTGCTGCATCGTCTTTGAGTTCTAGTTCTACTTTTACAGGAGTAACTCCAAATTGTTTTCCTATAGCTTGTTCTACATCAGATTCAAAACTGAATCCTCCTCCTGTATCTACTCTGAATGGTTGAGCACTTTGGAAAAATTTACCACCTCCGCCACCTCCACCAGATACAGTAAACGGTAATTCTTTATCTCCTTTTTTAAATGATTCTTTAAATATATCGCTTAATTCTTTTTCATCTTCTTTAGTCATTTTAGAAAAATCTGGCATAATAGCTCCCTCTAAAGATTCAGCTATAATCTCCGATAACGGTTTTCCTTTTACTTTTTCTAATAAATTTAAATATGCTGCATATACATTATTAAATGCATCATCAAAACTTATATTTAATGTCTCGGCTGCCTCTTGTAATTCTGATCTAAAATCTTCAGTTGAGAAGAAGTTCATAAAATCTTGTAGTAATTGAAGATCTTCAAACTGTTTATTAATTGAATTGGAGGTATTGTTAAACTCTCTCTCTAAATCTTTTTCAGCCTCTTGTACGTTTTTTCTAGCTTGTATTAATTGATCTGATTCTCTTGTTAATGCTAATTCTATTAATCTTAATTCTTCTTGAGCTACTGCTAATTCTGCTGTTACATCTTTGCCTTGACTTTGGAAGAATGTAAGTTCTCTAATCTGTTGTTGTAATTCTTTTTTTCTTAGAGCTTCTTGAGCTGATATTAATCCCTCTTCTTCTAAAGCTTTATTTAACTCTGATTGTGCATCTTCTCTTGTTTTCTGAAGATCTTCTAAACGTTCAGTTTCAGTATTTGTTACTCCTAAAAGTTTTGTAAGTTGTGTCAAAAATGGAAGAGTTTCCTTTTTTAATAATTCGTTGTATTTCTTTTGAGACGGTATTAAAGAAGAAAAAGTATTCCTAAATTTAGTTTGTTCTCTAGTCAAATATGCTTGTTGTACTGTTTGTACTATTAATCTATCATTCGTACGATCTACAATCTTTAAATATTCCCTATAATCGTCTGCAAGTTCTCCAAGACTTTTACCCTGAGCTTTTAGTCGATCTATGAATCCAAGTCGATAAAATTGTTTAGTTCCTAAAACAACATTGCCAATAGCTTCAGATAAACCAGCGAATCCCTCTATTAATAAAGGCCCTACTTCTAAAGCGAACTCTCTAAATACGGGAAGTAGTTCTGCTGCAACAGGGATCAACTCTTCTCCGATTTCTTGTCTAGTCTCTCTTAACTCAGCGTTTAATAATCTCTGTTGGTTTGCGAACGATGCAGAAGTTCTCTCAAGATCTCCAATCTGAACAGCTGCTTTTTGTTGTATAAGATTTAATGTAGCTAATGCCTTCTCTTGTCTGGTTAGTAAATCTGCACTCTCTTTTCCTGTAAGGATAAATGCCTCTGTTTGTACTTCAGCCTCAGTAATTGCAATACCATAAGTTTTAAGAGCTTCCCTCTCTCCGACCAACGCAGATCGGAATGCATTTAGTACAGGCTCGGCGCCGGCGCTGATATTTGAAAAAGATGCAACGTCCGCTGCAATCTTTGTTAATTGAACTGCAAGATCTGCAGATTCTCCCTGAGTAAAACCTATACCCTGAGCAACAGCACCTAAAGTCGCGTTTAATTGTTTTGCCTCTGCAACAGTAAGTCCTGCTTTATTAGCGAAATTCTCGAGTTCCTTACTTGCTCTAGCTGCAGCATCTCCGAATGTAGTATCAAATGCTGCCCCTGCCTCTTCTGCGGAGACTGCTGATTCTAAGGCTGCTGCAGAAAAATCTACAAGTTGTTTTACTAAGAATGCACCTCCAGCAATAGATCCAAATCTTTTAAGAGTCTTTGCGAACTCTTTACCCTCTTTATCAGCTTTCTTGACTTCATCAGCAAGTTGATCTACTTCTTTAGATGCTTTATCCATGTCTCTAGAGAGACGGTTCACTCCGACTGCTTTAATGAATAATTCTAAAGTAGCACTTGCCAATTTATCTCCTCAATTTAGAACGAGCTTTAGCTTCTGTAATAGCTTTCTGTTCTTCTACTTGCTTATTTAAATAGTATAGTTTCCAAGATTCAAATTCTGAAACGCTCATAGATTTTCTTAATTTATCGACCGTCATCCCTAGTTTTTCAGCTAGAGTAAATTCAAACCAGATCTCGTCTCTATTTCGGAAATTGATCCGCGATTTCTCGCTGATCCTCCTTAGTCCATGCCATACACTTATAAATAGCTATTAATATTCGATCTATAATCATAGGAGTAGAGACTTCATAAAATTTCTCTACTTGATCTAAATCTTCTAAATCTGGATCAATAACTCCATATTGAATAAGTAATTTCTCAAACAATACATCATCTCTTTGATCTCCATCAACATTAGCTAATTTATTTATATGAACTGAATCTTTTTTAGATAAACCCTGTACAATAACTGATTTATTCCACTCTGGTATTTCTACCTCTTTAGTAGGTAAATCAGGTGCATTCGATAAATCTTCTAATTTTAATCTTTTCAAAACGACCTCCTAATTAAATATTAGTAGGTGCCTTCTGTAACGTCTCCAGATACCTGAAAACTTGCAGTAAAACTTGCTGCTCCTGTAACGTCTGCAGATCTATCGTATCCTGTACAGATAGCCTCTCCAGATGCTTTAGGATTACCAGAAGTTGATCCGATTGGCCCAAATTCGAATGATCCCTCTGATCCTACGATCCCTGAGAGATAACCATCTACAGTAGTGTCAAAACTACCGCTGATAGTAATTGTCGAGTCTTTAAGGCCCGCCACGAATGCTTTAGACGAATTACTGAAGGCGCTTACCTCCGCTACGTCTGCTGTTCGTGAGACTGATACGTCTGTAAGAGTATTAGAGATATCTCTAAGAGTTCCTCCAGAATCGTCAATCGAGAATACTGCGTTTTTACCGTGTGTAAATGTTGGCATTCTTTTCCTTTCCTATGTTTGAGCGAATCCGATTGCAACTGTATAGCTTGGAGTAGTTCCTGCAATTGTAAGAACACATCTTGCATACCTAGCTGGTGCGGATGCACTTGTTTGTATTTCACTTGTTCCAGACGTTGTTACTTGTGTAAAAGTAATATAATCTGAAAACGAAATATTATCAGTAGAAGTTTGAATCTTTGCATCAAGAGTTTGTCCTGTGCCTGAGGAGTTTGTTACATGAAGAATAGCTGCTCCTCCATTAGATCCAGCAGAACCAAAGTCAACGGAAGTCTCTGTACTTGTAGAGGTTTTAGTTGTTGGTTCTAATAAACTTTTACCATTATACGAGTCTCCTGTAAATTGAAATGCAATAGCAACTGAGACGACTGAGTTTACGTCTGCAGATCTATCGTAGGAAGTCTCTAAAGTAGTTCCAAAAGATACAGGATTCCCTCTTGTATATCCTATATTTGCTATTGAAAACCCTGATCCAGATCCTCCTAGTTGAGCAAGGTATTCAGCGTCTGCGTCTGGATCAGAGGATTCATAATAGCCGCTTAATGTTGCCGTTCCGTCTTTGAGTCCACTTACAAAAGTTTTACTCGTTGAATTAAAAGTACTTGTCTCGCTTACATCTGAAGTAAGAGATAATGATAAATCTGTAAGAGTAGTTGTAAGATTAGTATTATCTAATAAAACTACTGCATTTTTTCCATGTGTAAAAGTTGGCATTTATTCTTCCTCTTCTTTAACCATCTTACTATCAAACTTAATTGCTGCATTATTCTTAATCAAACTCTTAGCAATTTTATCTGGTAAATCTAAGACTTTACCCTCTTCAACTCTGATCTCTTTTCCGTCTTTATCTGGAAAATTAGATCCTTTTAATATTTTAATTTTCATGCTATAACCTCTATGTTAAAGGTAACTCCCAAATAAGAAGTTCCCTGATTTACTTCATACTCTCCGTAATCCGTTGCATTTACTACTTTAACAGACATTGCCGCACCATTCAACGTAGGATCACTCTCTATCGCTGCTTTGATAGATTGTGAACCAGATCCAGCTAAATATGCATCTACTTCATCCTGACTTGTCTGAGCGTCCATTCTGTTTATATAGACAACTACAGGGATAGAATAAGTATCAGCACCTCGTCCCATCGTTGTATCGTATGTCAACTGATTTAAGGGAGCTATTAATGCAATAGGAGGAACTATATAATCTGGAACTATATCAGAGGCCGTTAAACCTACGATAGTCTCTAAATTAGTTTTAAGTCCATCTCTTATACTTGAAAAACTTGCCATTACTTAACACTCCTTGCAATATCTTCTGCAATTAATTGTAACATTCGAGTCCCTCTTGCTTTAATTTCCTCTTGTTTTTCGTATATAATACCGCCAAGAAATGGCTTCATTTTTAAACCTCTTTGAGATATCTTCCTAGCTACAAGAAATGCATTCATCTTTGGAGTACCTCTATTAGCCCACTTATAAAGATCTGATCCTTTTTTATATGGAGGGAAGAACGGACGTGTTCTTTTTACAGGAGTAAAAGATCTCATAATAGGTTTACCATGTACGTATGGTGCATGTTTTGCAGTAGAGGCAATTTTAAATCCCTCTGACATTCTTAATCTATTTGTGTTTTGTATTTTAGATACAAATATAGACCGTCTTAAAGTTCCTGTATTTTTATTACCTCGTCCAGATTGAGATCTGGGAGATGGTTTATTTCCTAAAACATCTAAAGACTCTTCTTTAACTTCTAAGGCTAATTCATTAAAAAAGTCTGTAGATCTTTTATTCCATATTGTTTGACCGTTTATTGATCTTGATAGATCTAATGCTCCCTTAAGAGTTAATTTCATAGTCCATACTGACGATTATTGTTTATGGCTGTGAGGCCAACGTATGGACGACCACTTGCAAGAACTGTTGTAGATCTCTTGAACGGATTAATTAAAGTTCTTACATCTGGATCTAATTTAGATAAAAACATTATTGGAGCTTCGCCTGTCTCAGGATTACCAGAAAATCCCATAGGGCTTTGCTTTCTTTGAAAAAATCTAGATGATTGAATTAATGCTGCTTGTTTTATTGCCTCTGGTATTGAATCAGATGCCCCATGTTGAGTAGGAAATCCGAACGTTGCAGTAACTTTTAATGATCTAGGATAATGAGTCTGGAGTATTTTACCTCCATTCTCTATAGCCATAACTATTTTATAGAACGGCATATAGGGATGAACAGATCCAGCATTCAACGGATATAAATAAAAATCCGTGTTTAATACTAAAGTTTGATCGTCTGTCCCATCCTCGTTTAATGTCGTAACTACTAGATCAGTTGTTGTTGCAATGTCATCAACATAAACAAGATCTGCGAACTCACAATCATAATAACGAGTTTGTGTTGTCTCTGTCTGAAAAAATACACGGTTGCAATATTCATCAATTGCTCTAGATGCAGCATCTATTGAGATGTCTATATTTGTATCTTGTGCAGTACCCGTGATACCTAACCAAGTTTTGACGTCTCCCTTATCACAATATTGCTCATGTGCCATTTTTTAATTACTTGTTTTCTTCTGGTTTAACAGCTTTGTTTTCTACTTTTTTAACTGCTTTTTTTGTAACTTTTTCTAATTTAACATCTGGAATAGGATCTCCCATACCTGCAATAAGTATTGAACTTACGAACGGAGAGTTTTCTCCCTGTGCATATTTTTTAGTTCTATTACACTTCCAGACTTTTTGTGATTCTTTTTCTACTAATTTCAAATTGTCTCCTCCTGTATGGAATGCAGAACCAACGATGCTCGTTGTCATAACATACCGTTGGTTCTGACTATCCATAATTTTTATTCTATACCCTCGACTTTTGTAAAAGCTTGCGGTTTATAGACTGCACTTGCATAACGTAGAGATGCTTTAACAGTAAGGATATCCTTACCGAAGTCTCCATCAGCAGCAGAGTCAGAAATTTGTAATTCCATTCCTCGTCTGAATACGTGATTAACTGCAAGTCCACCTCCAAATTTACCGATAATTACATCAGCATTTTGAGATTGTGAAGTTCCGATTTGAGTTGATTTAACAACAGGAACGCCCCAGATTGTAGGACTTCCAGATTGTGCAGCGGCACCTAACATAAAGTTATTATTTCCGTCAACTTGTCCAGCTAATGCCTCATATGCGCCTGGGCTCATAATCATAGCGTCTGGGAATAATTTACCGTTTTCTTCAATGTCTTTAATACCCTCTAAGATAGATCTTAGTTTTCCACCTACGTTTGCAGGGAAGTTTGTAGCATTATAGATCACTTGATTAATGTTAGTTGTACCTAACAATCCCTGAATATTAGGGCTTGTACCATTACCACCGATAAACTCTTTTTCGAGTCTTTGTAGTACGTGATTTGCTAATCTACCGTCAAAGTATGCACGTGCTCCAGCTTGATCCTCTAACAATTCCGCAGTGATTGGGAGTGTTGTTATGAACTTAGCTACAGGTGCAGTAACAGCTGTATAACTGAATGCATCTTCTGGTGCAGCAGTTCCCTCAGCTTTTTCAGCAGCGTTATTTGTTGCTGTTTCTCTGAGGAAATAGTAAGTTGTTTGATCGGTATTAATTGAATCTACAAGATCTAAAACAGGATTTGGATCTGGTTCTATCGCAGGGATAACCTGTTGATAGATGGTGTCTCTAGTCCATACGGAAGTTGTAACAGTTGTTTTAGTTTCCATAGGAATATTTTTGATACCGTGATCCACAAAACTGCTATAAGCTTTTGATTCCAAAAATTGTTGTCCAAGAGATTTTCTTTCTTCGTCTTGAGGTTCTCCATATACAGAGACTCCAGAGACTTTTTTAGAGTTTTCGATCTCTTCTTTGTTTGACTTTTTAACTTCTTCAAGTTCTGATAATTCACTAATTTTAGAACCTAATTCAGCTAATTCGTCATTTCTTTTCTTGATTTCCTCTTTTTGATCTGAGGACAAGTCGGACATATCTTTTACAGAATCAAATATTTGTGCAAGATCTTCAGATTTTTGAGCCTTTTCAGCTCTCATTTCTTTTAATGTTGCCATTAGATTTATTCTCCTATATTTGATAAGTTCTTTTGAACTTCTATAAAGAGTTCATTATCTTTGATCGGATCATATCCATACTTATTAAGAATATCGTCTAGTTTGTTAAAAACTAAAGTCAATCCCTCTAAGTACTTGTCAATCAAATCAGTTGACTTTGAACTCAATGTCTTTTTTTCTGAGTTTCGTAGAAGAGCAAGATCTTCTATTCTCTCTGTAAATGCTTTAATCTCCTCAAGTGAAGATAAAGCTTCTTCATCTAGTCTCTTACCCTGTTGGGAAGTACTAGAAATCTGTAATTCTTCTTGTTGATCTGAGGTTTTGTTTACATATTCATTATGAGTAGCACACGGCATATATACTGTTTGTCCGTCTTTGTCGTGTGTATGAGTTCCCTCACATCCTAATTCTTTAGCACGTTCTGCTGCCTCTTGTTGAGTAGTGTACATATCGTCGCCTAAAGATTCTTTTTCTTCTAATTGTTCTAAACCTGATTTTAATGCTTGTACGAATGAGTTTTGTTGTGCTCCTACTAATACAGGAGAGACCTCCCATACTTTAACATCTTTAAGAATACGGACGGGAACTTCTTGTCCTTTTGAATCTATGTGAGTTCCTTTTTCGGAATCTAATACTTGAAAACCGTAAGAGAATTGTTGCATATCTTGCATTTGTTTTACAGTTTCGTAAGCTTCTTTGCCAGATTCAGTATTTAAAAAATACCCTTTAAAAACTGCTTTTTGATTATCAGTTTCAATTACTCCTCGACCGATTACCTTTGACCAATCATGATTCCAGACTAGAGGGACTTTATTCCCTGTATATCCTGATCTTAATGCTCCTTGCTTAGTAACATCTTGATCCGAATCGATTGTATCAAATAAAGAAAATACAGCCTCTAAGTATCTAGTATCTCCCTCCTCTTTGAGTTCAATCGGAGATTTTTTATATACTAAATCCTCTGGACGTTTTACTTCATTACTCATCTATTACCTCTATAAACATCTCTGTACATCTACAATTTACAATTAAACCAGCAGGAGCTTTTGGATCGCCTGGATGATCTAACTTAATTCCATTATACAGATAAAAACTATCTGCAGGAACTCTTTGATTATCTAATATAAAATGAGACTCTCTTACTCGATCATCTCTTTGTGATAGCCATTCTTTTTCTAAGGTTTTACCTGTAGATTTAGCTGCTCTTTGTTGAGACCATGAACTAGCTTTTAACACTTCTGTTCTAGCTATAACTCTTGCTCTTGTAAGTGATTGTCCTCCTAAAATGTTATTAATATTCTTTGATAATTGTTTAAAGAATCTATCTCCCTCTGGACTGCCTTTTACAGGATTAACTATTCCTAGATCTTCAAACTCTTTTAATGTATCTGCTACGACTTTAGATATTCTTTTCTTAGTAGTTGTATTGAGATCATTCATTACGTTTTTACTGTTTTCCTGTAAGAATCCTGCTGCTTGTCCGTCTTGAAATAGTGATCCAACTGCTTTTGGTACTTCTCTTTGACCTCTATAGAATCCATCTTCTACAACTTTTTTGAGAGTACGTCCCTCTGATAACAATCCTGATAATGTTGTAAATACTGTCTCTATTGCCTCTTCTTCTTGTATTCTTACTCCTAGATCTCCCTCACTAGCTGCCTTAAAGTTGTTATCTTGAGGGAATAGATTGTCATAAGTTCTTACAGAGAAGTCATCTCCTAGAGAGTAGTAAAGAGGTAATAATTCCTTATCAAATTTAGAATTTTCTAAGACTATGTCTGTATTAGTTTCAAAAGTTTTGACGTCTTGAGATCCCTCTAATGCTTTCAATACTTCTCTCTTTTGTCTGTTAAGTTCTTTTCCATAAACTTTAGTTATGAGATCCTCCCAACGAATACGAAGATCATCAACACTCTTCCAATACTTATACTTTTCGTCTTTTGTTTTATATTGTTTTACTGTTGGTAGTCCAAGAAATTTAGTAGTAGGTTCTTCCCATCCGTAAAGATCTATTGATTTTTCTTCTAATTTCTCTACTTCTCTCTCAGCCCACTTCATAGCTCTGAGTTTGTTTTCATTATCTAAATCTCCGCCCCATAATAACCATGCCACCTGACCTGCAGAAATATCTCCTTTTCCTGATAGATAATCCCTAGCTTCTTCTGAGTCAAGATCTGAGACATGACGAGCGAACCATGCGGCCATTCTGACGACTTTATCATCTGATATATTCCCTTTAGCCATTTCTCTAGCTTCTCGTTTTGTTTTATCTGTCAATCCCGATCCAGCGAACTCTAGTAATTCGAGTCCTCGTTCTGCATTCTTTTGTATATAAGATGGGACATTATCTATAGCCTTTTTTCTTCTACGAGGTTTTTTAGGTTTTCCGTATTTATCATCTTCAGAATATCCCTCTATTTGTGCTAATCTTTGTTCTGCCTCTTCTCTGGTATCGTAACATCCAAAACTACGAGATCTATCTTCTGAATATACACAATATTGATTATCTTGTTCTATGATAATTTTTTTTTCTAAATCTAATATTTCCAATTCTTTTATTGTTTTATTTGGAGTAGGTAATACGGGATCTCCTGTAGGTACTTGTCCAGAGAAAATTCTTACGTCTGAGCCATCGGCAGGGACTTCTACTTGAGTCAATCCTCTTAAATAAACGTCCATGTTTGGATTGTCTGAGTTGAATCCTGTTGCTTTTCTAGCCTCTGCTACTGTTATAAAACCTGCATTTAAACCCTGTACGACTCTCTGCATTTCTGCATCTTCGTCTTGTGATAGTGCTCTTACGTCTGATAGATCATATTTAAAACTGTAAGAATTATCATCTTCGAAATCTTCTAATAATAACTGATTTGTTAGATCGTTAGAGACATTCTTCCACATAGGGATTAGTTTTTGTTCTGTAAAGAACTCTCTCAATTCTTTTGCATTTGAGTAGGTTGCGTTAGCTAATCCAGAACCGAGTCCAGCAAGTATTGCAGGCACTCCAAGAACTGCAGATATTCTCTCTTCGTTTACGTGTCGTAATTTACCGATCTCTAAATCTCTAGGTGTAAAAGATAAAGTCTGGATATCAACTTCTCCTCCAGATATAACTAGAGGACGACCTCTATTCTCTCCTCCGAATCTTCGTCCAAATACTTCGGCTATATTTTCTGCCTCATCACTTGTCATGGAGAGATCATTCTTTGGAGATATAACGACGCCTGGAACTCCCATATTTTTTACAAGAGCAGCTGCCATTTGACTTGCTGCTGCATCTCCCAATACTTCTACTAATACTGATCTAAGAGGAGCAAGTCCTCTTCTGTGATTTCTAGGATCTATCTTTTCTCTTAGATGGATCATATCTTCTCTTTTTATGTGAAGAGTTTGTCCTTTTTGTTTGTATTCATAATGAGTAATTAACTCTTCTGAGTTTCCTTTTACATCTACCTGATCTGGAATAAGAGGATATAGCTGTACAACTTGTCCAGAATCGTTACGAAGTTTCAATATGAATGAATCTCCTGCAACAGATATGGAACTAATTATATATTGATTTAATAAGTTCCCTGATAGATACGGAGATGGTTTTTTCATCAACATACTAGCAGGATGATTTAAGATCTTCTCTTCTCCCTCTTGTTTTGCTTGAAATACTTCTAACGGAGGTTCAGAGAATGCAGTTCCTAGTACGTTTAAACAGGCTAATGCTGCAGAGTTACCCTCTGGAGACATCTGATTAGTACCAGAGAAAAATCCAATATCGCTATTGAACGGGAATACAATCTGACTATTTGGGAAGTTTCCGTATGTCTTTTCTTCTACTTGTTCTGAATTAAATAAATTCTTTATGTTGTCTCTAATACCCAATTAAGTTACACTCCAATTCGTTCTCCTTACTATTCCAAATCTTGCAGCATAACTCAATGCATCGACTTGATCGTCATGACTGCCACTACTAGGGAATGACGTAAGTTCTCTCTCAAATTCTATCAGCCATTTTGCGTTTTTCAAAAACCATATAGAACCGTTTTCTATTCCAGCTGCAGCAGGAACTGCTCTTGCTGTTTTACTCTTATCAGCTTTTAAATTTTTAATTGGAAGTCCCTGTCTCCTTGCCATCTGAATAATACCTAGACCGAACGAGGAATCCTCAACTCCCAGCCAAGACATATTATATTTATTTATCATCAACTCTATTTTTGGGAGTAACTCAGGAGCCTCTAATCGATCTCGAAATACATCCAATACTAATAATTTACCATCAGTTGTAGATCCAACGGTAATTATTACCGAATAATCTGCAGTCTCCTTAATACTTAATGCAGTGTCCATACATCCGAAGATTGATAAATCAGAATGTTTATAAATTTGTCCATCTAAGATATATTCTGGATCTTCTCCATCTATACGATCAAAGTATTTAAACCACTCTCTTTTAAACATGTGTCCCACTTCGGTAAACTCTGCTAGAAATTCCTGAGCATAAACTAAAGATCCTAATTCTTGTTTAGCCTGTTCGAGTTCTTCCATATTAACTCGAGGAGACTCTGCTGTAGTATAATGGAAAATCTTCCAATCTTTTCTCTGTTTTGCAGTTTCAAATAATTCATAGAACCAATTTATCCCATTCGGAGTAGAGATAAACAATGCTTTTCCTAAAGAGTCTGAGAGTATTGGACGTACAGTCTCCCAAGTTTCCTTTTCTTGATATGCTGCCTCGTCAAAGATAATAAGATTAATACCTCCAGCACCTCTAAGAGTTTCAGGTTTATTAGCTGATTTGATCTGTATAGATCCACCGTTTTTTAATACTATTCTTTTTTCTACTTCTCTTATCTCGTAATAATCCTCTGGAAGTTGTCTAATCAAAGACTTTAAATTTAACCAAGATTCTAAAGACTGAGGATAAACAGGGAATATAATCCAGATCTTTTTCTTTTTCAATGCTTGATCTAATGCACTTACGAGACTCAATGTTGTTTTTCCCCAACGACGCCCAGCGACTACAATTACAAATCTCTCAGATTCTATTGCTTTTATAACTTCTATTTGTCCTGTATGTAGATCAGGAGGAGTTGCATCAATCTTATTTACACTTCGTTGCCCCATACGTCCCATCCATCCGTTGTTTGTCTTGCGAATAATTCAATTCTAGGAAGATCTCCTACAAGTTCTATAATCTTATCTTTTACTATATCTGGTTTTTTTGAGTGTTTTTCTATTGGAGATTCTATAACACTATGGACGGATGCACTTATTCTCTTTGGATTTCCTTTGATTGCTATTAAACAAATTTCAGGATTAGATCTCGTCCAACTTCCCATGCCCCAAAAATTCGTCAAAGATTTTTTATTCTTCTTAATCCAAACAAAACCGAGAGTTTTATAGGTAAAGCCCCATTCTTTAATAATTTTCTCCGTGTCAAACAATTTAGGGAATGTTGTCCATATAAATAAAATACAGTTTTCGTCTGTTATATCTTTTATATTTAAATTTGCTATATCTTTTTCATCCATAGTCGTATAATGTCTCTCTGCCCCCCCCCGATTTAAAGACTTATCTCTATATTGCCACGGAGGATCAGCGTAGATAATATTATATTTTTTAGAGAGATTCTGGATCATCCTGATCCCAATCCCATTTGAATTTTATTTCTGGATATTCTATCTGGTTTACTTGTACCTGAGGAGTACCTATACCGTATATTTGTGCAATTATCTTGTAACATACGTCTAAAACTCCTTTTAATTCAGTAGGATTCATCTCTGATAGATCTCTCTCATCAAGTTGATCCAGAATTTTAAATACTATAGGTTTAATTTTATCTGATAAATCTCTAGCTGTCTCTCCAATTTGAGACATTATTTCGGATATAACTTGTTCATTCATAATCTTGTTTATTGCTTTTATACGATCAGTCCAATGATTTTTGGATGAGATTTGTTCTACACGTCTCGGAGTAATTCCGAAATTATCCGAAACTTTTTTAAGAGATCTACTAGCACCAAGAGATAAATAATATTCAAAACGTTTAAAATCTATATTCGATTCGTCCTCTTGTTGTTGATGCGGAAACGCTATAAACATATCGTCAAAAAACATATTGCTATAATACTATATCTTGTATATTTTATCTACGTACTATATCTGGTGTTTTACAATCTGACAAAGATCCAAACTCACAATTACAAATCTTTGTAAAAGATCCATCTTCTTTAATATAAACAGTACACATTATTTTTTAATTTTATTAATTATTATTCCTAATATCAATGTTATTGTTGCAGTTTTTGTTGCTATAAACAAGTGTCCTAAAGATAAATCTATTCCAGAAGTCATCCCTAAAATACATGCTACAAACGGTTTACTCCAATCCTCAATATGTTGTCTGAGAAGATTCATTATCCACCGAGTTTTATTAAAACCTCTGTAATAGCTGAATTTAATTCTCTCTCTCGCATTGCTAGATCTACTACATTCTGTTCTAATTTGTCTATTTGTACCATTAAGACTGCTACTTGAGACTGTAAATCGTTTACAGTTTTGAAGAGCCATCCAACTAAAGCAGCTAATCCTCCCTGTAAAATTTGATTAATATTTACTGTTGCTTTCATATTCCCTACATTAAATTTGATAATAAAAAGGCTAAAGACAACAAAACTCCGATATAACTAAAAAATTCTGTTTTAGACAATTTAGCATTAACTTTTTCATGTAATTGATCTATTCTTAAATTAATTTTTTCTTGATTATTAAGTATTAAAATTAATAATTCTTTGTTTGACATTCCATTGCCATTACTATCAGCCATGTATCCTTTATACCTTAAAAACTAGATATTTCGAAATTCTATATAATTTATTTGTCTCATCTTCCTGAACCCAACAAACAAACTTATTATTACTTATAAATTCTATTCTTCTAAATACTCCATATCTCCAACGAATCTCCTGAGTTGGAGGATCTATAATCTCATCCCAAGGCAAGACAAATTTAATCCTAGAACCAGCATAAATCTTCTTTTTCTTTTTTGACATCTACTTCAATATTAGGATATCGATTTAACTTATACATGTATTGTCTATGATTGTGTCCCTGTAAATTACATGGTTCTCCCTCAATATTTAGAGACTCTTTACGAAGATCTGATATTCTTTGAGCATAGTCTTTGATAAATAATTCTCTCATAATCGTTGAACCGCATACCCAATCTCCACTCCAGAGGATATCTTTTATTCTTTGTTTGTCTGATTTACCCATTACAAACCTCCAAATAAATTTAATTGAACGTCCATATCGTCAAACTCCACCTCATAATTTTTATTTTCTCCTTTAGGATATGGGAGTAAATCTAACTTAAACTCTCTCATAATGTGTCTTTTTTCCGACTTAGATCCGTTGATATAAATATATCTATGTTTTCCCGAGATATTTTTCTTCTGTAGATTATAGAAATCGATTATATCTTGATTAGTTGGATTCTCTTTTCCGATCTGTTTTCTAAAAGATGAACTATGTTTTTTATGTCTAAAGTTCTTAAAGTGAAACTCTGATCCGTCTGGATATGTAAACTGTACCGTATTTGAACTGACTCCCGTATAAAAAAAATTAGTTGCTTGATAAATATATCCATTATGGCCGTTGTTTGGATCTGCGAAACTAACTATTATCGTAGGTTTTGGAAGTAACTTAAACGATTTACTAACAAACATACTTAATACATTTTTTTCTAAATTATCAAGAGTAATTAATCTATTCAACTCATAAACAATAGATCTATATTTCTCTCCTGCAATTGATTCAGCTAAAGTAGCTGAGGGACTCATTCCGTAAGTAACAACTCCAGAGATGATTCCATCTATGTAAAGACCGTACGCATACGATACAGAACACAATCTCTTTGCGTAATGTTTATTTAGCAACCAATCACTATAAACGGATTTAGGTACTTTTTGTACTGATATTTGCATAATATATTTTCCCATCTTTTGCCCATTTTCTTTTCTCTATCCAATATGTAACATCACAATCAGAACATATAAAAATTGATCCTCTGAACATAGTCCCTCTCTTTTTACTTAGATCACATTCAGAACAGATATATCTAATACTCATATTTCCCCCAGCAATGTTTAGATGCGTTCCAATGATGCCAGCCAGAATTACTCTGCAACCATCTTGCAACTCTTATGTTTGTTATTGGATCAAACATATCTAAGGATCTTTTATAAATATCTTTTTCAATCCAACGAGTAGTCCTCTCATTAAATTGAAATAAACCGATATCTTTTGATCCATCTTTATTAGTATTCGTCGCGTTTACTATTCCGTCTGATTCACAACTCATCACGGATAATGCTTGAATCGTGTCCTCTTGAAAATATTGATAAACTTTGTACTGCCATTGCTCAGTATCTTCTATATGATTACAAAGACGATAAGTGTTTATCATATCTGGAGTAGGTTCAGTAGTAAACAACAACGAACATCCTAATAAAATCTCAATCACTTCCCAAAGTCTCCCAACATTCATTACAAGACATATAATCCATACTTGTAATAGGAAATATAAAAGTTCCTTTACACATAAAACAACTGAACATCCTTATTTCTTTTGGTGTATCGTTGTTCTTAAATATATAATTCTTTAAATAAAAAATTATATTCTTTGGATATTTAAAGAAGTTTTTAATTAATAATTTCTTAAGATCTTTATTCATTATTTTAAAAAGTGAAACTTCTTATCAAGTTCCATTCCTACAGGTTCAATATTAAAACTATAGTGAATACTTTTCGTATCATTCGCGAACGAGATTAATGCTTGTTCTGCTAGTTCTTTTGCCCCTTTTGGTTGCGGATAATTCTTATATTCTTTAGGTATTATATAAGTTTTTGATCCTTTAAAGTGAATAGTTAATTTCTCTGCCATTATTCTGCCCAATCCTTTATATATATTTTATGTTTTCTCGGTGTGCCATCCTTATTTAGTTTAGCACGAACTTTATTATCACAATTACAAGTCTCAGAATATATTCTAAGATCATATTTCTTATTGAAATCGTAAACATATTTTCTTAAATTAGTTGTATCAAACTCATCCGTTAAATTACAGATAGATCCTCCTAATTCAAATACAATACGCATTTTCATTTTTTCTGTAAGATTTATTTCTTTTTTTAATAAATCTATTTCATTTACAGGTTTTAATCTCCCAAATATCATTATATTTTTATCCCTCCTAATATAATTATTTAACTCTACTCTTACTCTTACTCTTACTCTGTAACGTTACTGTAACGTTACTCATAACGTTACTTAATCTCATCCGCGATCTCTGGATGGAGTTTTTTCTGTAATTCTTTATATTTTTTATTCTGTTCCTCCTCTTTTTTTCTTTGTCTAAATTCTCTTTGTCTTTTTGCATTTAGTGCACGATAACTCTCAACTGCAGAATATTTATCTTCCCAATCATGAACGTAAAAGAACTTACGTTTTTTATCTATGAATCCAGATTCTAAATACATATTAAACAGATCCTTACCCTCCCAGATCTGATCTTTTAATAGTTCTGGATGAGGGATAGATCCTACTTTTCCAAATTCAAAAGAATATGCCCATAACTTAACTAGACCTCCAAGAACTTCCATCTCGGACATCTTGTTACGTTTAGCACACATTATCAATTTAGGATTTCTCAGTAAAGATATGTCCACTTGTACCCATGAGGAATACATTAATATTATTCTCCCTTATCAATATTTGCACGATCTTTAGTGATTATATCTTGAATCTCGTTCTTTATACTTTGTAAATTATTTATATTTATATCAGATTTACTTAATCCAAGTTGCCCCATAGCTTGAACAGTAACATCTCTAGCTTTATCTAAATTCTGATTAGTTGCCTCTAATGCATAATTTTTAATCGAGTTTTGTAAAGCTTTAGCTTTATCTGATATATCTTCTACTAATCCCTCCTTTTCTAACTCCTCTACTTTTTTATCTAGAGAAGATTTCTCTCCCTTTTCGTTAGGATATCCCTCATATTTGTACTTAACTCCCTGTTTTTGCGGCTTTTCTGGGACTTTTTCGTTTTTTTGAGGGACAATACCCTGCATCTCTTCTCTTGTTGGTTCTGATCCGTAAACCTTACGTAAACAACGTCCTACGGATTTAGTTTCGGCCATTTCAAACCAATGCGAATGATCTTTAACAGTTTGTTTTGCATGACTTACTGCCTTTGGAGATTCGTCTGTTTTATCTTCATAAAAAGAAGTTTTAAAAACTACGTAATCGTCTCCAAAGTAAACGATCTCTGATACTAATCTACTGTTTGGATAATCTTTGACGGACTGAGAGACTAACTCATCAACTCCGACATAATCTTCTAAAAATTTAGGTTTCATTATTTCCCTCCTATACTAAATCTTCAATTTCATGTCTTATACAACTTACACAACGTCCATCAATAGTAAACGTTGTCTCTCGTTCTACATGACACTCGATACAATTATTTATATAACGAAGATCACTTATCATCTTCGAATATATTTCCAGAATGTAAAATATCTCCTCTATGGAGTCTGACTTCGAAATCAAAGTCTTTCATTCTTTTTTGATCTATCTTGTTATCAATCCAGATCCAAAGAAAAACAATAGTCATCATTAAACTTATGAATCCATAGACCATTAAAAACAGATAGAACCATTCTTGCGGCATCATTTAACGAACCTCACTCTCCTTTCAATTTCTTTTCTTAGTGTTCTTGTAATTAGTGTCTTAGTGTCGTTGTCGAAATTATCTGATTCAACTAGGACACGAAATAAATTCCAGACATCATCTCTGATCTCGTGTTTAACATTGAGATTAGAGTTTGTATTACTTGTATATTGAAACTGTAAATCTAATAATCTTTTAAACTTACCATCCAAAAGATTTAGTCTTACATCTGATTTACTACGTACCGAAGAATCATCTTCCCTAGATTCTTCAGTAGTGATATTTACATAATGATTACTTTTACTCATTAATAACCTCCCATAAGTATTATTACATAAATAAAAAAATTTGTCATTCAAAAATAAATATTTTTTGTCAACGTATATGTGATATAATATCTTTAGATCTTGAGTTAATCCCTTAGTATATGAAGTACTGATATTCATTAATAATCTGACTCAAGATCTGCCCATAATAAAAAAAGAGGAGATTCAAATCTCCTCTTTTTATTTTCTATTAATCAGTTGCCTGAAAAAAATTAAGTAATTACTTGATTAATTATACCATATTATTTACTGACTTGTTTTTTTGCGTAAGATTTAACAACAGATAATGCCGAAGATCCTCCAGCGATTGCTGCTAATTGTAGTGAACTTGCGTCCACGCCTACCAACGGGCTAATAGTCAAAGCTCCTATAAAAGCTTCAATAAAAGTCCATAGGGCACGCTCTAACATGTCTTTTAATTCATCTGACATACTATTCCTCCTCTTTTATTTTAGATTGTACTTTTTTAAAATTATTGCATTCTTTTGTTATACAAACAAATGCATTATTAATTAATTCTAAAACTTGTTTACATGAATTGCATTTTAACTTCACAAAACCTCTTTTCTATTGAGGATTCAGTCCTTTTAAAAGTATTGTTTGTCTTAGTGATTTAAGTTCTTTTTTGACTTGTTTTAATTCATCTCCTAAGAGTTGGACTAACTCCTCTTGATTAGATGAAACTTGATTTATATTGACTACGTGATCCTTAGATTTATTAGATATTATTTGTCCGTCATAATCTATATATTCTACTGATACGTCCTCTCCAGACTCTATTGCGTCTCTAATTGGAGGATAGACTTCTTTGTAAGCGTCTGTAGATCGTCCGATAAAACCATCTTGAGAAGTTTTTCCGAGAAGAAGGCAGCCGGCCGTGTCGTCATCGTCATTGCCGATATGCCAAAGAATCCACTCGAACCCCTCTACGTTATTTACATAGATCATACCTCGATGCATATCTGGAAATTTTTTAGAATATCGTTCATGGAATCCGCCTGTTTGTCGAAGAGTTAATTTATAAGTTCCAGCAGGGATTCTTGTCTCTCCATAAACTTTTTGAGATCTGTATTCGTCCTCTAGTGTATAACATAGAAAAGACCGTACGTTATCTGTAACGTCAAATAATAGTCCTGTAGTAAAATCATCAGAACTGTTAAATCTTAAAACTTCAAGTTTCATAATTTACCTTATAACTCTAAGATTACTCCATTTTTCAGATCCTCCCAAAACTAAGGTAAGGATTCCTGAACCGTTACGACCTCCGTAAACGTTATCAAACCAAACAGAACCAGAGTCCAGAGACGGTGCTTGAGCTATTAATCTGTCTCCATCTACAGAATATGCAGAAAAAAAGTGAAAATGCCCCATTAATAAAACATCTGTATCGGCTATTTCTGATCTTGCTAAACTTTGATTAGATAACCATGTTCTAGCTTTAGCTTGAGAATTAGTCCCTCCTGTTCTCATCTGGTGCCCGTGTGCTAGAGTTACAATTGTGTCTGATACATTAATAGTCAAAGTAAGATCCTGATCTGGAATAATGAAATCTATTTTATTTTTTAGTGTTGATTCTTTAAATATTTCCTCTAATTCTTCTGCTAACATTACGTCGCGATTGTCTCCGAACGTAGTAAAAGATCGTCCATTCTTACGTGGTTCGCCGTGATTTCCTCCGATAAATGCTACAGTAGTTTTATCAAATAATGGTGCTAATTCTTTTATAGCTGTATGAACCATACGTCTAGCAACTTTTTGCTGTTGTCTATAATCCATCATGACCGTAAATTCTTGTTGATCGTAAAACCCTGTGCAGCCTTCGACTATGTCGCCCAAACCAGCTAAAAACAATTCGTTTATAGGTTCATATTTTCTTAAACTCTTAATCTGATCCTTTAGTATAGGTATAGATTTCATCCATCTATCTATTGTTTTTTCTGATCCCTCTTTGCCTATCTGCCAATCACTTAAACAAATTACGAATGTTTTACCTTTATCTAGTTTAAGTTTTTGAGGTTTTTTTATTCTCTTAGCTTCATTAAGTAATTTTTTAAAATCTTCATCTTTGATCGTAGATTCTCTAGATTGTATTTTAGCTTTAAAATAATATAGTCGTTCTACGTTCCCTGATCCTACGTTAGAATCCCAAAACCTTATTTCTGCTGTGCCTGGAATTACTTGATATTTAGTGTAATCATCTCCGAAATAATTTTTTAACTGTTCGTCCCAATCTATACTATTAGTTTTTTGAGGTTCAGATACTATCTCTCCTGATCCTGTTTTTTCTGAATAATAGATCCCTGATTGAAAATCTGGAGGTGCGGTTTTTCTTTTTTTGTGTGTAGGTTTTGAAGATCGAGTCTCCATGAACTTATCTAGATCAGACAAAAAGTCCTGCCCTGTAGTCGTGGAAGTATCTTCTTACAGTATGAGGAGAGAGATGATTAAACTCTTCATAATGTTGGACAATAAATTCTGCTGCAGCTGTATCTGATATATTTTTTTCTTCTGCTTCTTTAGCTACATCTATTATTATTTGTCTTTTCTTTGGATCTTTTGAAAAGTGTCTAAAAGAAGTAAAACTCCCTGTTTTACGATCTCCTATAAATTTTTCTAATTCTGACATATAAAACCCTGTTTAATAATTTTATAATACAATTTTATTATAACAAGTAAAAACAGGGAATAATCAAGTTTGAAAGACGGCGGTAAACTTAACTATTCCCTTTAATTCTTATATTTATGATAATTACTTCTAAACGTTGATCCACTAGTATAAAAACTAGATTGTTTAATTTTTCTTTTATGTTGATCGTAATTCTCTATTGATAGTTTTAAGTTATCTTTTCTTTTGTAAGGTATATACATTGCTAAAGGTGTTCCCTGTTTTATTAATATCTCTTTAACTTTTCCATTAATTATTATTTGAGGATTTATTTCATGGGAAAAATCTGTTTTAACAACTCCATAAGGTACAAAAAAATCTGATTGTTCATCATAAAACATAGGTAATTGCCTTAAACTATATCCATTCGGAGAAATACAATTCCATCCACTTATAAATTTTAAAACATACTTAGCGTTTGGAATGTTAGCATATTTTAAGAATTGTTCTTTTGGATGATCTTCAATAGTAAAATATGAACTCGGTATTTTCCACTCGTAATGATCCTTTTTTACATCTATATAAATATCTACAGGACTCAACATTACAAAACCCTCATTAAATATATCTGAAAAAGATGGACAAGTTTTAACAGTCCTTATTCTATTAATAAACTTATATCCATCATAAATTTTAATGTTTTTATACCAATTAGGAATATAATTTCTCGTTGGTTGTATATGTAATTCTGGAGTATCATGTATCTCCTGAATTTTGTTCGTCCAAACTATTTTTTTCATTTTACCGCCTTTTATTTTATTGAACTACTCCTCGTCCATTTCCCAAATCCAAGTACTAGTATTCAATGTAAAACTAATTGTATCTGTGCTAGGATTTTGTGCGTAAAAAACGTCATTATTTTCATCGTAAACAGAGCCAATAGATGCATAATTACCTCTGAATGCTGTCCCTCCGTCTGTATGAGCATTACCAACTGTATTATATGAAGTTCTCTTACAAGTTTGTCCTATTATGTCGGTGTAATAATCTTCCCATGAAGTATAACCCTCTGGAAGATCAGAAATATTATCTTCGTCCATACCAACAGTTACATTGACCACTATATTATTTTCGTCTAAAAATGCATAATGAGCCATTATGACCAACTAACTGTGCCAGCAGTTCCTGCTGTTATTACTATATATTTATCAGATCCTACAGTCTGCTCTCCTCCTGTTGTGAGATTGCTAGTAGTAATTGAAACTGTATTAGGATATCTTAAAATCACTACTCCAGATCCACCATTGCCGCCGCCACTATTTCCGACTCCATCATACGAAGTGCCACCACCACCGCCAGCGCCTTTGTTAGCTGTACCTGCATTACCGTTGTCTGTTTCATCTAGTCC